AAGTTTTGATCAGCTAAAGTAAACTGCCCTATTGCTACAGATTTACTGCCCAAAGTGTCACTAGTTAAAGCGCCATAACCTAAACTAGTATTAGCTGACCCAGTAGTATTAGCATCACCTGCTAAAGCACCTAGTGCGGTGTTCTGTGTGCCTGTGGTGTTTGCCGTTAAAGCACTTCTACCTACTGCTGTGTTGCTTGCACCTGTGGTGTTAGCCAATAAAGCTCTATAACCAACAGCAACACCACTAGCCGCAGTGGTATTAGAGCCTAAAGCATTCTCTCCAAAAGCTACATTTTGTCCACCCGTTGTGTTTGTTGTTAAAGCAGACTTACCAACAGCCGAATTGTCTGCGCCTGTGGTGTTTGCTGTTAAAGCACTAGCACCAACCGCTGTGTTATTAGCCGCTGTCGTATTAGCAGTCAGTGCATAAATTCCAACAGCTACGTTTGTAGCGCCTGTGGTGTTTGCTAATAAAGAATTCGTTCCAATAGCAATATTACCTGCACCTGTCGTTGTGGCTCCTGCGGCATTAAGACCTATGCCAATATTGTTGGATGCAGTCGTGTTAGCGTCTAAAGCTGAAGCACCTAAAGCCACATTATTAGCACCTGTGGTGTTAGCTTCTAAAGCAGACAAACCAACTGCTGTGTTGTTAGAGGCTGTTGTATTAGCGTACAAAGCACTCCCACCCAAAGCTGTGTTGTTACTTCCGGTAGTGTTAGAACCTAAAGAACTTGTACCAACCGCTACGTTATCTGTCCCTGTGGTGTTTGCGTCTAAAGAATGTCCACCCACCGCTGTATTATAATTTCCAGTGGTTATTGCAGAACCCGCACTATATCCTATTGCAGTTGTAAAGTCAGCAGTAGTAATCGCAGTACCCGCTTCATCGCCTACTACGGTGTTGTAGTTACCGCCAGATGCTATTGAGTTACCTGCGTTGACACCTGCTTTGAAATTAGAAGTACCTGCGGTATTTGTAATAAAGTCTGCACCTGTGCCAATCTGTACTTGATTATTGTAACCATCAACAAACAAAGCATCCGTTACTTCGTTAGATTCAACTCTGAAGTCTACATCATCAGAACCTTCGTTAAATACTACACCTGCATTTGAAGTTAAAACTCCACCAATAGTAACTGTTGAGGCCATATTGGTTGGACCATCAATATCTACTGTATCTAAGTTAGCAGTTCCATCTATGTCTATATTGCCTGAGATGTCTAATGAAGCACCTGTTAATACACCTGCAACTGTAAGCGTGCTTGCCATATCCACAGCACCGTCAATGTCAACGACATCTAGATTTGTTGTGCCGTCAATATCCACATCGCCTGACACATCCAAATTAGTGAATACCGAAGTGCCAGCCGCAGTAACAATGCCTGTGGTCGTAAGGTTTTCATTACCAAAACTAATGGCACCAGAACTATCCGTGACACTGCCTGAACCAATCGTAAGTGTCCCTGCTGCTAGTGTGTCAAACCAGCCTTTTAGCCATCTAACCGCTGTAGATCCTAAACTGTCTGTGCTGTCTGTATCACTAATAACATCTGAACCACTGGTGATTCCACCCGTTGCTACCTGTGTAGCTGTTGTGGTTAGAACGCCTGTGACTAGGGCAGTGGTCGCCATATTCACAGCGCCATCAATATCTACTACATCAAGATTAGTTGTGCCATCTACGTCTAAATCACCATTAAAATCTACGTTACCTGCGACAGCTAAAGTTGTAGCCATATCTACTGCGCCATCAATGTCAACGACATCAAGGTTCGTCGTGCCGTCCACATGAAAATCTGTGCCAACGAATAACTGTTTAGCCACACCAACGCCACCGTCAACGATGAGAGCACCTGAAGTTGAACTGGTTGTGTCAGTGGTGAGGTTCAAGTTAACAGCACCACTAGTATTAAGGGTGGTTAAAGTCGCTGCCGCTGCTGCACCAGATCCTAGTATTCCATCGAGCGTACCTGTGAAGCCTGTTGCCGTGATTTGATCGGTTGCAGTAATACCATCTACGAACAAGTTAGCCCAACGAACACTCGTTGTACCGAGATCATCGGTAGAGTCTGTGTCTGAAACAATATTTGAACCACTAGTGATCCCGCCCGTCGCCACTTGCGTAGAGGCTGTGGTCAAGACACCTGTAACAAGAGCAGTGGTTGCCATATTCACGGCACCGTCAATGTCAACGACATCTAGGTTTGCGGTTCCTGCTACATCTATAGCGCCTGAAAAGTCACCTGTTGCTGCGTCTAATTCACCACTAATTGTTAGGTTGCGAACGCCTGTATAGTCTTTGTTAGAATCAAGGATTACTGCCTTAGAAGCCACTGCTGTACCCACGGCTGTAGAACCAATATCCAAAGCGTTTAGTTCGCCTACTACGGCTGTGATACCGTCTAGAGCATTTAATTCAGCCGTTGTGACTGTCGCGCCGTCTAGAATCTCTAACTCTGCTTCATTAAGTGCTGCGCTACCTACTGTTAAGCCGCCTACAGTTGCTACGCCTGTGACACCTAGAGTGCCTGCAATTGTTGCATTAACGTCTACGTCCAGAGTATCTACATGAATTGTTCCGTCAAAGAAGCCGTCTTTAAACTCTAAAGTGCTTGTTCCCAAATCAATATCATTATCAGTAACAGGAACAATTGCACCATCTTGGATGCGTATCTGCTCAACGGCTGCGGAGCTTACTTGAACAAATACTCCCCAACGATTGTTAGTACTGTCTACTACAAGCTTATTTAAGAAATCTGCGTCACCGATAATCTCAATATTTCCACCCTCCCCTGCTCCGCCATCGTGTTGGTGTCCTGTCGTACCTGAAGCGGCATAAGAGAATGCAGTAACTAACTGGTTATACTCTGCGTTAAAAAGTGCTGATGTAATCGTATCACCATCAGTGAGTGTACTTTGTCGAGTGTAGCTTGTTCCGGCCATTGGGGGTTATCTCCTACCTGATGGGACGTAATTTATGTATAGGCCATTAATCGCATAAGGCGGTTTTTGATCTGAGCTTTTAATTTGGAAATTACAAACAGTACCACTACCTTGTACAGCCTGACGCAACATTGGATCAGCGCTTGCACCGAATACAGACACTCCAAAAATACCCTGACCAAAAAGTGAAGGCGTTGGAATGTCATCTAACAAATACTCTGGGGGTTGTGGTATTGTGGTGTCTTCGTAGTCGTATTTAATTCTTAATGTTGGAGAGACTGCGCCTTCAGGAGTTACAGAAAGCTTTACATATTGTAAAGTCTTTCGGGTTCCTACATCACCAAAGTCATAGTGTGGTGTTTGATACTGAGCCGTAATATCTAATAGAGTACCTGCGGATGAAAAGCTGTTGCCTTCATTATGGTTGTAGATATATCCTTCGTTGTCTCCGTGATATAGTTTTTCAATGCCTGTAGTCGCAAAGCCAGAAGTAAAACCAGTAGCTTGAATGCCTAGTGTTTCAGACCACTCAAAACCGTTAGCGGTTAGTGTGCCCATAATTCCTCTAGAGGCTGCTGTAGACCCGCCGTCTGCGTTATAAAATAACCTATACTGTGACTTACTTCTTAGGACTGCGCTGGTAATAGTAAAAGCGTTTATAGAATTAGCTAATGCTGAAATAATAGACTGTATTTGTCGGCTAACTGATCCCAATTCAACGTCACCAATTCTTGATGTACCTGCAACAGAACGGATACCGTCAGGACTTAGGAATACTAAGTCACCACCAATCTCTTGAATGCTGTGAGAACTTAAACACCCAACGTTCTGCGTAATCGGAACAATTGCAATACTTGCGGATACATTTATATTTATAAGCTTATTAATACTGTTTCTACAAAAGATGATTAAAGCATCACGGAAGCTTTTAAGACCTACTACTTGATCAGGCAGTACAATAGATCCTGCTGTAGCGCCTGTAAAAGCACTGGGGTCCATAAGGTCACTATAATAAATAGTATTCTTAGCAGTAGGCGCTCCTGCAACAACTAAGTGTTTATCGTGAATAGCACAGACCTTTGGCGCTACTGTTCCACTTACTGTTATCTCTTCTGCAAAGAATGTACGAGTCGTTAAACCGCTAGTACCTGTCATATGGAAAAGGAAGGGCTTATTAACGCCATCAGTTATTATTACTTGTCCATAGTCTGTGTTGCCTTCAAATAGTGCGAAGGTAGTTTGTTCTTGGGCTGTTCGCGCATCCATGCTGCGGCCCGTGAAAGCTGTGTGGTTGTCTCCACCGCTTGCTACACTAGCCCTGTTTATCTGTAGCCATGTTGTTTCGCCATCCTGACTAAAAAATATACCGTCGCCTGAACAAACAATAAGTCCGTCTGCGTATACAAACATACCTAGAACTTCATTAGCACTGTTAGGGCGTGTGTCCCCAAAGGCTGTATAGCCGTTTATACGCCTGTATCCACCATCAGGGTCTACTTCAAAGTTTAAAAGCTTTGTAGCTAATCCGGGCTGTGAAAGCATCTCAAGCTGATTAAGGTTAGTATTTAAACCACCTTTACATGAGACACCAAAGGGTTGGGAAGGGGCCATATTATACGAATCTCATTCGATCATCTTTTATATACGAAGGAGAAGGCTCTATTAAATTAGATCGCATACTGCGTAAGCCTTTTCTATAATCTGTCAGGGCAAAGGCTGCTGCTTGTGGATTATCTTTAAACTGCCAAATATAATATCTGGCACGGGCTTGTAGCACTGTAGTGTATAGGTCTGGAAATACTACAGTGTCTCCGTGAGCTGCTAGTTGTGTAGGCAGCGTCCAGGCATAAAACCAGACTCGATATATCTTGTCGGGGATGGGACTAAGTCCAAACTTGCGTGAATCAGGGCTTCGGATAACAGCGCTAGGTATGCCATATTGTTGAGTGTCAGCATCGTCTATGTTTTCAGGAGTTCTGCGAAAGTCTTTCCAAGCCTCTATAGTCATAAAGCGAAGGTTCCTGGCTTGATAAGGTGCCACTTCGTCTGTTACGCCTACAGTAGTTAAGTAAAAGTTATTCCAATCTATTGCGCTGTAGTCCGTTGTAATACTAGAACTAGCAGCTTTTAATTCATAAAATCTTGTTCCAATCTCTGTTTCAACATATACGTTTCCGTACATGGGGTCTACTGCGCCGCTTTCGGCTACAGCTAGGAAGGGCCACTGTGTCTCTTCAGTCACAATGTCAAAGTACGCTCGATTTACTGCGTCTTTAACGTGTTGTTGAACTCCTACAGCACCACTAAACGTACTGGAACTTAACACTACTTCATTAAGTTCTCGGAGAAGCTCATTAGTTAAATCAAGGTAAGTTGTTGCCATAAATTATTTCGCCTTCAAATTTGTTTCGGTATCTTTCTTTCCGAAGATAGCGTCCCAGTTTTCGTCATAGTTCTTTTT